AACACACAATACAAAAGTTATTTCCACAATTAGACACAAAAGATTATTTTGAGATAGGCAAGATGTGTATGGATGATAAAATGCCAAAAAATTCAGAATCACAATTACTATCTTTGTCTATTAAGTGGTTAAAAGAAAATACAAAGATTAAATATCTTTATACTTGGGCTGACGGTTTAGTGGGTAAACCTGGTTATGTATATCAATCTGCTAATTTTTTATATGGTGGATTTTCTATAACAGATACTTATGTTACCGAACAAGGAGAAAAGGTACATCCTAGAACAATGCAAGGACACATACCTAATACTAAAAATAGAAAATGTGGAATGAGACCAAATCCACAACAGTTAATAGAATTAAAATTAAGTCGTGTAAAAGGTAAACAGTTTAGATATATTTACCCAATGACCAAAAAAGACCGAAAGCTTTTAAAAAAATCAACAGTAGAATGGTCATTAAATTATCCTAAAGATAAAGACTTGATTTGGTACATAAAAAAGCCTGGCGAAACAGAATACACAGAAACGAATAAGATACCATTTGACTTATCTAAAGAAATGGTATATAATAAGAAGAATGTTAATATGTATAAAAGTGAAGGTAATTTAAGTGAATTTCTATAAGTCAGTAATTGAATTTAAAGGCAAACTTCTTGTAAGAGGCGTGCACGAAGGCCAAGAATATAAAGAAAAAATAGATTTTGATCCTACTCTTTATTCATTAACACAACAACAAACAGAATACAAAACTTTACAAGGCCAGTTTCTTAAACCTATTACATTTAAAACTATTGATGATGCTCGTAAATTTAGACGAGAGGTAGCAACCGAAAATTCACCTATCTATGGTTTAGAAAGATACCATTATCAATATATTAATAAACAACATCCTGAGAATATACAATGGGATAAAAAGTTTATAAAAATATTTACATTAGATATAGAAACGGCCTGTGAAAATGGCTTTCCTGATGTAGAAAATCCTATTGAACAATTACTTTGTATCACAGTTAAAAATCAAAACAATAAACAAATCATTACTTGGGGTGTTGGCGATTATAAAACCGACAGGCCAGATATTACTTACGTTAAATGTAAAGACGAAAAACAATTGATGTTTGAGTTTATGAATTTCTGGATGAAAAACTATCCTGATGTTATCACAGGCTGGAATACTAAATTCTTTGACTTACCTTATTTGATGAATAGAATTATATTAATTGCTGGTGATAAAGTGGCCAATAAAATATCGCCTTGGGGTTTATTTCAAAGAGAAACAATACTAGTAAGAGGCCGACCTCAGACAGTTTATGATATAAAAGGTATTACAAATTTAGATTACTTAGATCTATATCAATGGTTTATACCTACAAGACAAGAGAGTTATAAACTAGATTTTATTGGTGAACTAGAACTTGGTCGTGGTAAAGATGAAATGAAACACGATACATTTAAAGATTGGTATACAAAAGACTTTCAATCATTTATTGATTACAATATACAAGACGTGGAAATTGTTGATGCTTTAGAAGATAAACTTGGCTTGATTGATTTATCATTAACTGTTGCCTATGAATCTAAAGTAAATTATGGCGACATCTTTTCACAAGTGCGAGTATGGGACACACTGATAGCAAATCATTTATTAAAGAAAAACATTTGTGTACCACCGAGAGAAGATAATGTAAAGAATGAAAAGTATGAAGGCGCTTATGTAAAAGAGCCACAACTTGGTATGCACAAGTGGATTGTTTCATTTGATATTAACTCACTATATCCGCATATCATTATACAATATAATATATCGCCAGAAAAAATCATAGGTGAAAAACCATCTGGTATTTCAGTGAATAAAATGTTAAATCAATCCACACCTCTTGCCTATCTGAAAACTGATGGTGCTTGTATTACACCTAATGGTGCATTGTTTAAAACAGACAGTCAAGGTTTTTTACCTGAAATGATGGAAACAATGTATAACGAGCGTGTGGTTTTCAAAGACAGAATGTTAAAAGCAAAGAAAGAATATGAACGAACTAAAAATCCTGAATTGATAAAAGAAATATCTCGTTGTCATAATATTCAGTGGGCAAGAAAGATTGCTTTAAACTCCGCTTATGGTGCAGTTGGTAATCAATACTTTAGATACTATGATGTAAGACAGGCCAGTGCAATCACTACGGCAGGCCAGTTTATCATTCGTTTTATAGAGGAAAAGGTAAATGGTTATCTTAACAACATATTAAAGACACACGACAAAGTAGATTATATTGTGGCTTCAGATACAGATTCAATTTATGTTACACTTGATAAACTCGTAGAACATACTTGTAAGGATAAAACAGATGACCAGATATGTAACTTTATAGACAAAGTAGTTAACAGTAGAATAGAACCATTTTTAAATAAATGTTTTGAAGAACTTGCAGATTATACAAACGCATTTAAAAACTGTATGGTAATGAAACGAGAAGTAATCGCCAACAAAGGTATATGGGTTGCAAAGAAAAGATATATGTTAAATGTATTAGATGAAGAAGGCGTAAGACTTTCTGAAACTAAACTAAAGATTATGGGTATCGAAGCTGTTAAGTCATCAACACCTAAAGTATGTAGAGGTAGAATTAAAAAGGCCATAGAAATAATAATGAATAAAGATGAAGATACATTACAGAAGTTTATTGCTGACTTTAAGAAAGAGTTTTTTAATATGTCAGCTGAAGAAATATCTTTTCCTAGGTCTTGTAATAATATGAAGAAATATAAAGACAGTAATAATATCTTTATTAAAGGCACGCCAATACACGTGAAAGGCGCTCTAATATATAATCATCAAATCAAACAATTCAAATTATCAAACAAATATCCTTTTATACAAGAAGGCGATAAGATTAAATTTCTTAAACTGGTAGAGGCAAATCCATTTAAGTTTGATGTGATTAGTTATATTACTACTTTACCTAAAGAGTTTAAACTACAACAATACATAGATTATGAAACACAATTTGAAAAGACTTTCTTAGACCCTATGAGATTTGTGTTACAGGCCATTGGTTGGCAGCAAGAGAAACAAGCAAATCTGGAGTCTTTCTTTCAATGATTAATTGGTTATTTTACACTATACCTAGTGAGAGAAGAATACATTACTTTATATGTTTATATCTAGCACTTTTTATTATACCAGAATATGTTATGGGTATGGCCTTTACAATACCAATGCAATTTTTAAATTTCATATTTTATGATATATTATATTATGTATTTTTAAAAATGGAGAAGTTTAATGATTGATTTTCCAAATAAAAAATATAATATTATCTACGCCGACCCACCTTGGCATTTTGAAAATTGGAATAATGAAAAGGCACAAACAAATCCTTTAAATCATTATCAAACTATGAATATGAAAGAGATACATAATTTACCTGTAAAAAATATAGCAGCTGACGATTGTGTTTTGTTTATGTGGTGTACAGACCCATTGTTAGACAAACAAATACCTGTTGTTGAAAGTTGGGGATTTAAATATAAGACGGTAGGTTTTGTTTGGGCAAAAACAAATAAAGATAGAATGAAAAATTATTATTTTAAAGGGCCTGGTTATTGGACAAGAGCCAATCCTGAAATATGTATATTAGCAACAAAAGGTAAACCAAAAAGAAACGGTGCTAATGTAGATAGATTAGTTGTTTCTGAAAGACGTGAGCACAGTAGAAAGCCAGATAGAATTAGAAATGATATAGTAGAACTTTGTGGTGATTTACCAAGAATAGAATTATTTGCCAGACAAAAGTTTGATGGTTGGGATTGTTGGGGTAACGAAGTATGAAAACATTAACTAAAGAACAAGCACTACATTGTGCTGATATATTTAAAAATTATTTTGGTAATTTTTCTCGTATAGATGAATATATGAGAGACCAAAAGATTGCCTCTATACAAAATATTCCTGCTGGCCTTCCTGGTATGAGTTTAGATGATGATTTATTTTCTGATTTTACAATGTCGCCTAAAGATATGAAACTAGAAGTAAAAGAAATTGATAACGAAACTTGGGACACTTGTATTAATATGATTTCAAGTCATAGTAATATGGTAAGTATTCCTGGTAAAGCTTTGAAACTAGCAATAAAAGAAACAACCACAAATAAATGGGTAGGGTTTATAAGATTAGGTTCGCCAGTTATTAATATGAAACCTCGTAATGAGATGTTAGGCAGTGTACCTAATTTAAGTCATTTTAATAAAACAGCTATGATGGGGTTTGTTATAGTACCATCTCAACCTTTTGGTTATAATTATCTAGGTGGCAAGTTGTTAGCGGCCATTTGTTGTAGTCATTACGTAAGAGAATTATTAAATAAAAAATATGATATGAATTTATGTTTATTTGAAACTACAAGTTTGTATGGTAATAGTAAATCATCAAGTCAGTATGATGGTATGAAACCTTTTGTAAGATATAAAGGCCTAACAGACAGTGATTTTATACCTATGTTGCACGGATTGCCTTTTGAAAAATTAAAAGACTACGTTGAAAACATAGTCGGCGATTTAGTGAAAGAAGATGCTTCAAGTAAAAAATTAAAACTAACCAACGCAATCGTAGGTTTAATTAAACGTTCTTTAAAAGATTATAAAACCGAATTAGAAGATTTTAACAAAGTTATCCACAACGCAAAAGACTTGACAGAACAGAAAAGATATTATATAAGTAATTATGGTATTAAGAACTTTATAGAAATTGTAAATGGTAAAACAAATACAATCATTAAAGATAAAACCTACGATAGGTTTGAACTAAACAATATCATAGAGTGGTGGAGAAACAAAGCCATCAATCGTTATGAAACATTAAAAAAGGAGAATAAAATAAGAAGTGAACTTGAAATCTGGACTAAAAATAATAATCTACAAATCATCCGTTAGAGAAAGTATTTGTATAAATAAAACTATATATTTGATGTGATAGTGGAAGAAATTTTAACAAATAGAGAGATGGATAAAAATAACTTACTTATACACAAGCACTTAATCATTCGTGCTGAAGTAAAAAATCCCCCTAAAGACGAACAAAAACTCACCGAATGGATGAAAGAGTTTATTTCTTTTATCAATATGAAAGTTTTAATGGGACCTTATGTTAAATATTGTCCTACACCAGGCAACCGTGGTATCACAGGTGTGGCCGTTATTGAAACAAGTCATATAGCCATACACGTTTGGGACGAAACCGACCCGGCCATTATGCAGTTTGACGTTTATAGCTGCTCAGAATTTGACCCTTATAAGATAGCAGATAAACTTCAAGCTGATTTTGATGTAACAAAACTAGATTATAAATTTCTTAATAGAGAAACTGAATTGAAACCTATACGATTAAAGAAAGATACAATGAAAAATTATGCAAATAGTAATAATCAACAGACTTCAGAACCCACCTTATTTAATATCTCCTCACTTTAGTCCAAAAGAACTTGACAATATAAAGGAAATGTTATATAATGAAAATATCAAATACGTATTAATATCTAGTGAAAAGGAGAACTTAGAATATGAGCAATTTTTTAAAAGACATAATTAAAGATGTAGGCAACGAGTATGCAACATTAGTATCAGACGGTGTTGACAGTGCTGATGTAACAAATTTTATAGACACAGGTTCATATTCATTTAACGCATTATTATCAGGCAGCATCTTTGGTGGTTTAGCAGGAAATAAAATCACAGCAATTGCTGGTGAAGCCGCAACAGGTAAAACATTTTTTGCTTTAGGTATTTGTAAAAACTTTTTAGATAAAGATAAAGAAGCAGGTGTAATTTATTTCGAATCAGAAAGTGCAATCTCAAAAGAAATGATCGTATCACGTAGTGTTGATGCCACAAGAATGGTAATTGTTCCAGTTGCAACAGTACAAGAATTTAGAAATCAATCAATAAAAGTATTAGACAAATACTTAGAACAGCCAGAAGATAAAAGAAAACCATTAATGCTTGTGTTAGATAGTTTAGGTATGTTATCTACTACAAAAGAAATGGAA